CAGTTCATATTAGATACATCGGAACTTGATTTTGATGTTCTAGGGCCAATCACCTTCGCAACGGCAACGGCAAATCTAGGTTCATCCACTGCCAGCGCCACTGCGCAAATAACAAATGTTGTATCGGCAACTGCTGCTCTAGGCGGATTAACGGCTAGTGCAAGTGTGCCAAGTGGTGAGATAATTCAAAGTCAAGTTGGCCAGCCTAATTATATCCAGCCTAACTTTCCTGAAATTATTGAGCCTGTAAAGATAACAGTTTCAATAAAGGTTGCAAAAGCAAATACAAAACTAGGTAAGTTATCAAGTAAATCAATCTCTCAAATTGATTTTTCAATACTCGATGATGATGCCGAAGTTTTACTTCTAGTTTAGGAATTTATGCCATATTTAATATCTGATAAGCAAAGTGATTGCGCTGGTTGGGCAACTGTAAAAGAGGAATCTGATGGTTCTTATACAACTATCGGCTGCCACAATTCCAAGCAAGATGCGATAGATCAGATGGTTGCAGTTTCAATTGCTGAGGATATGGAACCAGGTGGAGAAGTTTCTAACCGTGCTTTACCTGATAATTACAGACCTGCACTAGCAGATGATGTTCCTGAAGGTAGAGCCTGCGGTAATTGTTATTTCTACAATGAACAAAAGCAAAATGATGCAGGTACCAAAGCCTGGTGTGAAAAATGGTTAGATTATGTTGATGGCGGTTATTACTGCAATGCTTGGCAAGCAGATGAAGCAAATAGGCAAGTTAATTTAGATGTTCCTTCATTTATCAGAGAAAACGCAAAGCGTGGTTTGAAATATTATAGCGAAGGTTTTGGGGGCGATGGTTTAGTACCAGCCACCATCGCAGCGGCAAGAGATATGGCTGCTGGAAAAATAACAGAACCAAAAGTTAGAAAGATGGCACCTTGGTTTGCCCGCCATCAAGTAGATGGCAAAGCGCCATCAAATAACAATCCATCCGATCCAGGTTATCCAGGAGCAGGTTTAGTTGCTTGGCTTCTTTGGGGTGGGGATAGCAATTTTTCAGATAGAGCGCAGAACTGGGCGCAACGCAAAATTGATGCTCTGAATGCAGAAGCAGAATCAAGGAGAGAAATGAAAAAGATTGAACGCCGCACTTATACAGTAAAAGATGTTCAGGCAAGATCAGCCGAGGATGGCACAATGCGCCTTGCTGGTTACGCTGCTGTATTTAATGAATCAAGTGTGCCACTACCATTTAAAGAATCAATTGCGCCAGGAGCATTTCGTAAAACATTAACTGAAACTCCAGATGTGCGTTTACTTATTAACCACGAAGGTTTGCCACTAGCACGATCAAAGAATGGCACATTGAAATTAAATGAGGATGATCGTGGATTATATTTTGAGGCTGAGTTAGCAGATACAACTGAAGCCCGCGATATTTACAAACTGGTTGAGCGTGGCGATGTAGATCAAATGAGTTTTGGTTTCAGAGTTATCCGCCAAAAGTGGAGCGATGATCGTAGTCGTAGAGTTCTAACTGAGGTTTCATTAGCCGATGGCGATGTATCAGTAGTAACTTATCCAGCCTATCCAACTACAACTGTTGAGGCTAGAGAAAAAATTGCTAAAGCACTTGAGGCAGCAAAATCAGGGCGAGATGTTAGCCCAGAGGATATGGCAGTTCTGCAAAGTGTATTTTCAGATTTAGATGAAGGCCACGAATATATTATGAGAGCCTTTGAAGTTATGTCTAGTTTCATTGGAGCAGATACTTCTAGTTACCACGATGAGGATGATGAGGATATGCGGGCCACTGATGTAGTCGGCGATTTTGTCGAATGGGATTCAAGTGGTGGAACTGCAAGAGGCAGAATTGTTCGAGTGTTGCAAGAAGGTGTATTAAATATACCTGATTCAACCTTTAGCATTACTGCTGAGGAGAATGATCCAGCAGTTTTGATTAGACTTTACAGAGAATTACGCGATGGTTATGTTGCAACTGAAACTTTAGTTGGGCATAAGAGAAGTGAGTTAAGAAGTATTGCACCTCTTAAAGAACCATCAGATGAGGCAAGCCGTAAGATTTCATTGCGCCTAGCCCAAGCAATAATCAATAATACAAAATAAATTTCTGTTGTAAAAATACAGCAGATGAAGTCGGAGCGAACTGCGCACCCTTTAGCGCCGCGCAAGGTATCGCCACCACCTCAAAATTCAACCAACCAAGGAGTTAAATTAATGTCTTACTTAGACAAAGTAATTGAACGCCGCGATGCAGTGAAGGCAGAGATGGATGCAGTTCTTGAGGCAGTAGCCGCAGAGAATCGCACCGATCTAACTGCTGATGAAACAACTAAGGTAGATGCTTTAGTTGCAGAATCACGCTCGCTAGATACAAAGATTGAAAACCTAAAGACCCAGGCAGATGCAGATGCAAAGGTTGCAGAAGTTCGTGCAGCAGTTGCAGATGTAGCAATGCCAAAGTCTGGTGGCGCAAAGGTAACCCGCGAGGAGCGTACCTATACTGCTCAATCAGGAGCATCATTTATTAAAGATGCTTTTAATGCACAATTCAAGCAAGATTTCAGTGCTTCAGATCGTCTTGCTCGCCATATGCGCGAGGAAGAAGTTGAGCGTCGTGATGGAACAACTGCAAACTTTGAAGGTTTAGTAGTTCCTCAATACTTAACTGATCTTGCTGCACCATTGGCTCGCGCAGGTCGCCCAACAGCAGACTTCGCAACCAATAAGATCGCACTACCAGCGGCTGGAATGACTTTAAACATTAGCCGTATGACTACTGGTACATCAACAGCAATTCAACAAACTCAGGCAACTGATGTTTCTGAAACTGATGCTGATGATACTTTGCTAACTGTAAATGTTCGCACTATCGCTGGACAGCAAGACCTATCACGCCAAGCAATTGAGCGTGGAACAGGTATTGATTCCTTCGTAGTTGGCGATCTAATTCGTTCATGGCACACAACATTGAACTCACAGATTATCAATGGTGCTGGAACAAACGGAACTATCAAGGGTATTCGTGCCTCTGGTGGAAACGCAATCACCTTCACTGCAACAACTCCAACTGTTGCACTTCTATATCCAAAGTTGGCTGATGCGTTGCAGAAAGTTCAAAGCAATGTATTTACAACTCCAACACATTGGATTATGCACCCACGCCGCCTAGCATTCTTGCTAGCAGGCGTTGATGGTTCAAATCGCCCATTAGTAGTTCCATCAGCAAACGGCGTAATGAATGCCGTTGCAACAGGAGCAGGCGTTGCGCAATATGGAAACTCAGGTTATTCACTACTTGGATTACCAATTATTGCAGATGCTTCAGTTCAAACTACTTTAAGCACTGATCAAGATGAAATCTATTTGGTTGATTCACGCGAGATGCACCTATTCGAGCAACCAGGATCACCATTCTCACTTCGTTTTGAGGCAACAGGCGCAAGTAACCTAACTGTTAAAACAGTTGTTTATGGTTATGCAGCCTTCACCGCAGAACGCTATCCATTAGCCGCATCAATCATTAGCGGAACTGGCTTAGCAGCACCATCCTTCTAAATTAGAAGGTAATTAAGAACTGTTTAGGTGGCTTAACCTCCCCCGATTAAGCCACCTAAACTCCTAAGTAGTTCGGGGGAATTATGAAAAGCGCACATAAAGTAACAATAGGTTCTTGCGATTCAGGCCAAGTAAATGGATCGTTTGCCTACACATTAATTCAATTAGCCCAATCAAGATCATCAAGATTAGGGCCATTTGTAAGAGTTAAAGGTTCAGGATTACTTTCTAAGATTCGTAATCAAATAGTTAAACAATTTTTGGATAGTACAAAATCTGATTGGCTTTTGATGGTGGACAGCGATCAGCAACTAGGTGTTGCAACTTTTGATAAGTTGATTGATACAGCCCACGATTTAGAACGGCCAGTTGTAGCAGGATTGGTATTTGCTGCTTTTAATGATGGCAAGAGTGAATATCCAAAACCAGTTCCAGCAATATTCCAAGATGCACCAGAGGGATTCTTACCTCTCTATAAATATGATGAGAACAAAGTTTTTGAAATAGATGCCGCAGGTACAGGTTGCCTTTTAATTCACCGCAGCGTTCTTGAAAAGATGCGTGAAACAGCCGATTCTAGTATGGGTAAAAATTGGTGTTGGTTTTGGGATGGCCCAGTAAATGGCGAATGGATAGGCGAGGATTTACTTTTCAGCCGTCGCATTCGTTCCCTTGGATTTCCAATATATGTGCATACAGGGGCAATTTTGCCTCATCAAAAATCATACTGGCTAGATGATAGGCACCATAAATTATGGAAAAATTAAAAAAGATTTTTAATAAAAGAATTAAACCTAAAGAAACGGCTACTGCCCAGCCGCAACTTGAAAGAGCGATTTTACCTAAAGCGGAAAGAAGGATAAAGCGTGGCAATAACTAATGGCTACTGCACATTGGCTGAATTAAAAGCCTCATTAAATATCACTGATTCAGTAGATGATACTGCTTTAGAGGCTGCTATTACTTCGGCTAGTAGGATGATTGATGATTATACTGAGCGTTTCTTTTATGTTAATGGAACAACTCAATCAACAGTAACTCGCTATTACACTCCAGTTGATCCATATACAGTAAACATCGATGATATAATAACAGTTAGTGAAATTGCTACTGATGATAATTTTGATTTTACCTATGGAACTGTTTGGGCAACTAGCGATTATATGATTGAGCCAATAAATAACCCAATTAAATCTTGGCCTTACAATAGAGTTTTAGCAATTGGCAGTTATATTTTTCCTTATCAATTACCTCAATCACTTAGAATTAAAGGTGTTTGGGGATTCTCAGCAGTACCACCTGAAGTAAATATGGCTACTCTGATTCAATCATCACGCTTATTTGGTCGCAGGCAATCACCATTTGGAATTGCTGGTAGCCCTGAAATGGGAACTGTTAGATTGTATTCTCGCCTTGATGCTGATGTTGAAGTTCTACTTCGCCCATTCCGCAAGAATGGCGGCTTGGCTAAGTGATCCCAAGCAATGTTAGAGATGGTTTAAAAACTCGCCTTCAAACAATTACTGGGCTTAGAGTGTATGATTTAATTCCAGATACTGTTAGCCCGCCAGCAGCGATTGTTGGCCAATTAGATTTCACCTTCGATATAAACAATGCGCGAGGTTTAGACCAAGCCAATTGTGATGTCTTGGTGATTGTTCAACGCCTATCAGAAAGAGTTGCCCAAGATAAGTTAGATGCTTTTCTAGCAGGATCAGGGGCTGGCTCAATTAAGGCTGCTATTGAAGGCGATAGAACTTTAGGTGGTGCAGTAAACACACTTAGAGTTATTAGCGCTGAAGGTGGCACTTATGATTCTGCTGGCAGTTTATTCCTATCTTATAGATACCGCCTCACACTTTGGGGTTAAGGAGAAAAAATGTCTTATGTAATTACCTCAGAAGTAGAGGTTTGTAATAAAAAGAAAGGTGAATCAATCACCGAAAAAGAATTGCTTAATGCAGGAGCCAACATCGAAGCATTGATTACTGGCAATCACATTAAGGCAACTGGGGGAACAACCAAACCAGCAATCCAAGAAGGAGCCGATAAATAATGCCAAGATTAGTATTAACAAATGCGAAGGTTACGATAAATTCAGTTAATTTATCTGATCACATCGCAAGCGTTACTTTAAGTACCAGTGCTGATGTAGTGGACACAACAGGGTTCTCATCAACAGCAGCAAGAAGCCGTGTTGCTGGTTTGTTAGATAATTCTGTAACTCTTGAATTTCATCAGGACTTTGCAACATCAAATGTTGAACAAACAATTTATCCGCTGATTGGAACTACAACTACTGTTGTTGTTACTCCAGTTGATACAACAGTAGGTGCAACTAACCCTTCCTATACATTTTCTGCATTAGTTGCAGAATGGCAACCATTATCAGGCGCAGTTGGCGAATTAGCCACTGCATCTGTTACTTGGCCAATTTCAGGATCAATCACTAAGGCGGTCGCATAATGGCAAGAATCGTATTAACTAACGCTTCAGTTACTTTCGCAAGCACTGATGTTTCAAGTTATGTAAGTTCAATAACTTTAAGCACCTCACTAGATGTAGTAGATACAACATCTTTCGGAAACACCGCACGCACTAGAGTTGCGGGATTAGCAGATAATCAGGTAACAGTTGAATTTTTCCAGGATTTCGGTTCTGGACTTCTTGAATCAATTATTTACCCTACAATTGGAACTTCTGCTGCAATGGTAATTAAGCCAGTAGCAGGAAGTACAACTGCAACAAATCCATCATATTCATTCAATGCTTTAGTTTCAGAATGGCAGCCACTATCTGGTGCCGTTGGAGAACTAGCAACAGCAAGTGTTACCTGGCCAATATCAGGTGCAATAACAAAAGCAACATCATAACTAACTAGGGGGAAATAAAATGGATGGATTATCACTAAAGATCAAAACTAACGATGGTGTAGATAGCGTTTTTTCACTACGCCCTCGCACCATCGTTGCTTTTGAACAAAAGTTTGGTAAAGGATTGGCAAAATTGTTTGCAGAGGATCAAAAGATGGAACACATCTACTACCTCGCTTGGCAATCTTTGAAAGATAATGGCCGAGTTGTAAAACCTTTTGGCCCAGAATTTTTAGATACGCTGGAATCTGTTGAAATGATTTCAGACCCAAATTCAGAATCCACCGAGATAGCCTAACCTTTGCAATTGCAACGGCCTCGGTGGAGTTGGGCATCTCTCCTATTGATTTGATAGATGCCCCTGATGGTGTCTTAGAAGCAATGTTCGCCTATCTAAAGGAAAGAGCAAAGGCAAATAAATATGGCTGATGAGGTTATCGTTTTAACAGGTATCAAAGAAACGCAAGATGCCTTAAAACAATTTGATAAAGCAGCGGCTAGAAAATTTAACAAAGTAATTAATGACGCATTAACTAGCGCTGAAAGATCAGCAGATAACTTAGTAGTTCAATTTACTAATCCTGTTTATGGAACTCCGATGCGCGGCTGGCGTAAAACTTCAGCCGCTAATCCAAGAACTCGCGGTGGCGCAGGCTGGCCAGCGTGGGATGTTAGTGAAATTCAAACAGGCATTGTAAAAAGCAGAGCGCAAGGTAAAGTTCGTGGTGATTACACCACTAGCGCTGGTGCGTTAATTAATAAGAGTGCTGCTGGTGCAATATTTGAAGTTGCAGGCAGGCGTGGCAACGCATCAAGAAATCAATTTATTAGATATTTAAGCAATTCATTTGGCAAAGCCTCCCGCCTTATTTGGGCAGTTGTTGATAAAGACAAAGA